ACTACCCACTATACCGGGCTTCCATGTCTTGGTAAGACCTGTTTCAGTTAAGGGTATTACTAAGGGAGGTATTCTTCTACCAGATTCTACTAAAGAAGATATGTCTTATCTTACTACCGTAGCACAGGTTCTGTCACTGGGAAACTTGGCTTATATGGATAAAGATAAGTTCCCTGCTGGAGCATGGTGTAATGTAGGAGACTACGTATGCTATGGCAAACATGCAGGAACTAAGTTGTTTTATAAAGGAATAAGACTTATTCTTTTGTTTGATGATCAGATTATTATGAGAGTAGAAGATGCTAAAGACCTTGATCCAACCTTTAACTTAGGACGAGGTTCTAGTTAATTTGGGAAAAGCACGATAGTGTGCTATAATATAATAAACGTAAATCGTTTGTTTCGTAAACAACGGAGAATATAATGAGTAACGAGAATGATGGATGGGGAACTGTTGAAGTTTCCGAGAACAGTGGGGAAGATACCCAAGTAGCTTTTGAGATTGAAGAAGAAGAAAACCAGCCTATTGTAGTTGAAGAAGAGTTTGTAGAAGAACAGAAAGTTGAAGCTGAAGAACCTAAAGAACTTGAAGGCATAGAAACTAAGGGTGCTGAAAAAAGAATTAGACAGCTAGTTCGACAGCGTAAAGAACGTGAAGAAAGAATCGATGCTCTTATTCTTCAGAATGAAGAACTAAAGTTAAACATTAATAAAAAAGAAAACGAAGTAAACAACATCGCTAGTCGTAGTGTAGGTGCTAGTGAGAAACAGCTTACTCAGAATATTGAATTAGCTAGACAGGCATATCTTCAAGCCTTTGACGAAGGAGATAAAGAAAAAGTTCTGTCGGCTCAAGAGATTTTAACTGCTGCTCAATCTGATCTTAAAACTGTTCAGGGATATAAAGCTAGTATTGCACAGAGAATCCAACTAGCTTCTGAAAAAGAAGAAGAAGAAGTCCCAACTCAAAGGCCGACCTTTGATCCTAAAGCAAATGAATGGGCTGAACGTAATGAATGGTTTGGACAGGATACAGTTAAAACAGCAGCCGCTCTTGCACTTGATGCAGAGCTAAAGGGAGAAGGATACGATCCCAATGATGAAGAATTTTACCAAGAAATTGATCAACGTCTTAAAAAAGCCTTTGGTCAAAGTAAGAATCGTGTGCAGGAAACTGAAGAACAAAGTACTTCAGACACGTCACAACCTGCTCAGGTGGTGTCGGGGGCTTCACGCTCGTCTCCGTCCTCAAACAAAAAAGTCAAGCTCTCTAAAAAAGAAGTAAACTTGGCTAATAAATGGGGTGTGCCACTTGAACAGTATGCCGCCGAAAAGCTGAAGGTAACTCAGGCTGACGGCGAATATACTAATGTAAATACGTAAGCGTGGAGGAAAGAATATGACACGAAATGAATCACGTAGTGAGACAACAAGAGAACAGAATACTAGAGAAGATCAGTGGAACTTTGAAGAGCCTAATGCCCTAAACATTCCAGAAAATGTGCAAGCACGTTTTGATAATGAAGGCATGGCGTTACGTTGGATACGAGTCTCCCTTCAAGGTAAAGATGACATTTCAAATGTTGGTAAGAAATTACAGGCAGGTTGGGTGTTTGTGACTCCAGATGAAGTTCCCGAAATGTCTATTACATCCTTCGTGAGGGATGAAGGCAGGTATCAAGGCTCTGTGTGTCGAGGTGATGTAGCCTTGGTTAAAATGCCAGCCGGTAAAGTGAACGCTCGTAGAAAATTTTACGAAAGTAAAGCAAACGATCAGATGGAAGCTGTCAACTCTCAGTTGATGAAAAGCTCTGACTCTCGTATGCCTATTACTAATACGAGTCGTTCTGTCACAACACGGGGAAGACAACCGTCCTTTCAGGACTAACTTCCTCATAATTAAGGAGATGAAACATGTCTACTACTAAAGCATTTCGTGGTTTCATTCCTGCTCGCAAAAAGAGTGGGGGCTACAATAATGAAGCCGTCACGGATATGATTACGTTGACCTCTACGGGTCAGGCGCAGTCGCCGTCCAACAGCATTTTCACTGGTGATCCGGTTGTTCTTCCGGGTGCAAACTTTGCAACGATCTCACCGTACATTGCTGCAACTCTAAAGCCTTCAGGGGTTTTCATGGGTTGTCAGTATGTTGAAAATGGCGAACAGAAATTCTCTCGGTATTGGCCGGGGGGAGTGTCTGCCACGGACATTAAATTCTTTGTAATCACTGATCCAGATCAGACGTATTACATTCAGGCTTCTCTGTCGCTTTCGGCGGGAGAGTTGGCTATTGTCAAAAACTACAATGTAACCGTAAGCTCCACGGCTTCTTCCGGTAACACCAGAACGGGTCAGTCCAGTTACTACCTTGATGGTGCGTCTGGTACGGAAGCTGCTGCTGCTGTACGTGTTATTGGTAAGGCTCAGTATCCAGATGAAAAAGATACGGATGCTTTCCCGATTGTAGAAGTATGGCTTAACCATCATCGTGATCGTTTTGTGACGGCCACGGCGTCAACGGCTTAATAGGAAGGATTTATTATGGCTATTAATAGAGCTAGTATTAGCAAAGAACTCCTTCCCGGTCTTAACGCCGTATTCGGAATGGAGTATGGAGAGGTTAACAACGAACATGAACCTCTTTATGATGTAGAAAACTCAGACAGAGCTTTTGAAGAAGAAGTCCTCTTCACCGGCTTTGGCACTGCACCTACCAAGGGTGAGGGTGCTGCGGTTTCTTACGATGATGCACAGGAAAGTTACACGGCTCGGTATACTGCCGAAACCGTTGCGCTTGCTTTTGCTGTCACTGAAGAAGCTATGGAAGACAACCTGTATGACACGTTTGCGAAGCTTCGTGCCAGAGGTCTTGCCCGTGCTATGGCAAACACCAAGCAGGTAAAAGCCGCTAACATCTACAACAATGGTTTCTCTGGAACTATTGGTGATGGTGCGGCATTCTTCTCGGCTGCTCATCCGACGATTTCTGATGGACTTCAGTCTAACCTTCTTGGTGCGGCTGATCTGTCAGAAGCAACTCTTGAAACGGCACTTACTGCCATTCAGAAGACCAAAGATGATCGTGGTATTCTGGTTGGTGCAAGCGCCATTTCGCTGCATATCCCGGTTGATTACTGGGCAGTTGCAGATCGTGTTCTTTCAAGCCCCGGTAACACTCAGACGAGTGCTGCACAGGCTAATCCGAACAACAACGCCATCAACGCTACCCGTCACATGGGCATGGTTCCTGAAGGTTTCTTCATTAACCGTCGCTTCACTGATACGGATGCATGGTTTGTTAAAACGGATGTTCCGAACGGCACGAAGATGTTCGTCCGGTCGCCGCTTCAGACCAAGATGGAACCAGACTTCGATACTGGCAACCTTCGGTTCAAGGCACGGGAGCGTTATAGCTTCGGTGTTTCCGATTGGCGTGGCTGGTACGGTAGTGCTGGTTAATTACCAAGTAAGGGAGGGTGACTTCGGTCACTCTCTCTTTACTCTTAAAAGGGGAAGAGAATGGCAACTAATATTAAAGTAGCACAAAATGTAAGTAGTGATGGTGCTATTATAACTGGCTTTCGTTATGTGGATACTAATCTAACACTTGGTGATGAGGGAACAGGAAGTAGTCCTACGCCAGCAACTACTCGTATTATGGCAATGCATGTATACTCCACTATTGTTGGAGATATTATTATTAAAGGCACAAAGCAGATTACAAATAAGACAGCAACAGGTACTGCGATTCGATATCGTGTTGCTGCTCTTGATTCACAGGATACTTATATAGGAGATATGGGTGTAGGCGTACATGGTATTGTAAGTCTTGCAACCTCTGGTGCAGCGGCAATGGCCCCCACTATTACACTATATGTTGGCTAGTCATGCCTGACTACTCTTACCTAAAGACAGACTTAGTTAATACAACGGAGAATGACTCTTCAGAGTTTTCTACGCAGGTATCTGCTTTTGTCAAGAAAACAGAATTTAGACTTGTAAAAGACCTTGACGATGTAGGTCTTAATGAATATAATAGTGTGTCAGTCTCTGGTGGAAACGCAGGGGCTATTCCTTTAAATGATAGAGCATTGATTGTACGCAATGTTAATTTTGTGGTAAGTAACGGCACCTCTGTTACTAATCTCTTACAGAGAACAACAGAGTATGTAAATGATTACTGGCCTGTAAGTGCTTCCACCGGGACACCCCGGTACTATACACGTAAAAATAATTCAAGTATTAAAATTGTTCCTACTCCAGTTTCTGTACTTACAGTAGAAATAGAATCACAGTCACAGCCGCTTGCCCTTGCCTCTGCTACAGGAACCAGCGTAACAACCACAAACTACTTTAGTCAGTATTGTTATGAGGCTCTCTTTGCCGGATGTATGGTAGAGGCTACTATGTATATGAAGGATTGGACTACTCTGCCTGTCTGGCAACAGCAGTATCAAACAGCAATAGATCAACTTCGCAATCAAGCAAGACGTACCAGACAGGATGACATGGCAGTTGCTGCTTCTCCTGCTGGTGGTCCCAACACAATTATACAAGGGAATCCATAATGAAAATTAAAAATGTACCAAAGCCTAAAAGAAAACCTCCTGTTCCTAAAAAGAAAAATAAAATTGTTATAAGTAAAGATCTGGGTGAAGACTACACTAGAATTCCAGTGGACGAGCCAATTAAAAAGATGGGTGGTGGCTATATGAAAAAAGATATGATGGGCGGCGGAATGGTCGGCGGTCAGAAAAAACTAGATGCTAATAAAGATGGTATGATTACTGGTGCTGATTTTGAAATGATGGGTGCTAACAGAAAAAAGAATGGTGGTAAAATATCTTACAAAATGGTTGGTGGTCAGGTTGTAGATTCTAGCTATGATTAATTATTGTAAATGCAAAAGGAGAAGTTAGATGGTTGGACCACATACACTAATTAAACGGCCCCATAACCTTGATGAGATTGTGGGTCGTCCCACTGGACAGGGATATGGCGCTGCTCGTAAAGGACCGGCTGTTAAGGGACCGCCGCAGGATGTTGTAGTTGATGAAGACTATGAACAGGGTAAGTCTTTTAAAGTAGAAGACTAACTATTAAATGGTTGCTAAAGAATTTCTTATTAAATATAATAAGTCTGTACAAGAAGGTTATGATGATTATACTTTAATAGATTTTTCAGGTACTAGACCTAATCAGGAAGACTATAAAGATTTTAACGAATACATAAATAATCTTTGTAATTATATGGGAAAAAAATTTAGGTACACATATGGCAGTAAAGCAAAAAAGAAAACCTAGTAACATGAAGGGCATGACTATTGGTCGGGGCATGAAGCGTCCTACCAAGTCTGGTGCCGGTATGACTAAGAAGGGTGTTGCTAAGTATCGTAAACAGAACCCCGGTTCTAAATTACAAACTGCTGTAACTGAAAAGAAACCTACAGGTAAACGTGCATCCCGGCGTAAGTCATACTGTGCTAGGTCTGCTGGACAAATGAAGAAGTTTCCAAAGGCTGCTAAGAATCCTAATAGCAGACTTAGGCAAGCTCGCAAAAGATGGAGATGTTAATGAAGAAGACAGTAGATGCTCCTAAAGGTTTTCACTGGATGAAGTCTGGTAAAGGATTTAAACTTATGAAGAATCCTACTGGTGGTTACCTAGCACACAAAGGTGCTTCAAAGAAAGCAAGCTTTGAAGTTCAGAAGATACATAAGAAATGATTCTACGTAAGAAGGGCGGCACAGCTACTAAGCGTGACCCAAAGAAGTGGGCCGCTGCTAAGTCCAGAGCAAAGCGCAAGATGGGTGGTAAACATTCTGCCCGTGCAATGCAGCTTGCTGTTAAGTACTATAAAGATTCTGGTGGATCGTACAGCGGTAAGAAAAAATCTACTAATAAACTTTCAAAGTGGACAAAACAAAAATGGAAAACAAAGTCAGGCAAGCCATCAAGCAAAACCGGAGAAAGGTATTTGCCGGAGAAAGCAATCAAATCCCTGACGTCAAAGGAATATGCAGCGACCACCAAAGCAAAGAGAAAGGGGACTGCTGCCGGGAAGCAGTACGTGAAGCAGCCCAAAAAGATAGCACGAAAAACAAGAAGGTATAGAGCTTAATGGCAGTCTCAGGCACATATGATTTTAACCTCGATATAGATGAGGTTATACAAGAAGCTACAGAAATGATTGGTGGTGAAGATACGCTTGGTCATGAACCAGCTTCTGCTCGCCGTTCTATTAATCTTATGCTTAAAGATTGGCAGAACAGGGGTGTTCTTCTTTGGAGTACTTCTGTTTCCAGTGTAACTGTAGCTGCCAGTACTGCAACTTATTCTCTTGCGTCTTCTACTATAGATGCTTTGGAAGTTGTTCTTAATAGAGATAGCACAGACATTCAACTTCAGCGTATTACTCCTGAACAATATCTTCTTATTCCTAACAAGACACAAACAGGTCGTCCTAGTCAATACTCTATACGTAGAGAACGTGATAATCCTGTCATGTCTGTCTGGCCGCTTCCTGATAATGCTACAGATGTTCTGAAGATGGAAATTATTTCTGAACTTCAGGATGTAAATAAATCTGCAATACAGAATGCAGACTTACCTAAAAGATTTTTACCCTGTCTTACATGCGGTCTTGCTTATTACATGTCAATGAAACGTCCTCTTGTTCCTGAGAACAGAATTATGATGTTAAAAGCAAACTATGAAGAGCTTCTTATGAGAGCAATGGAAGAAGATAGAGAGAGAGCCTCTATGTTTATTCGTCCAAAATTAAGGTATGTATAGTGGCAAGTACTAGAAATGCACTAGCCATGTGTGATACATGTGGATTTGTGTATCCGCATCGTATAATGCAAATGAATAGTTATGGGATGCTGGTATGCCCTCAAGACTTTGAAGGACAGTTTGATCTGAAGAACCATCCTCAAAACCATGTGCCTGATGTAAGAGATAACCCAGCAATTCTTAATCCTCGTCCCGATACAGGTGGACGTAATCTTACATGGAGTCAGGCCAACACTGCTTGGGGATCAACAGATAAGTATTGGAATATAATATGAGTGACTTAACAAGCCAACTAATATCAAATACATATAAACAGATTATACTTGTTAGTTCTTCTACAAGTAATACTGGTGTAAACACTTCTCTTAAACCTGTTCAAACAGGAGACGGTGTAAACACTGCTCTGAGGGTAGCTACAAATGCCGTACAGATTACAGGTTCGCTGGGTATAGGCGGTGATGTATCTCTGGAAAGAAATCTTCATGTAGATGATAAAGTATGTGCCAGTGCCTTTTATGGCGATGGTTCAAACCTTAGTGGTGTGACTGCTACGATTGCTGGTAATATATCAGTAAGCAATGCTACAGTGGGTAGCAACCTTTATGTAGGTGGCACTGCCACAGTTGTTGGTGCTGCACATCTACAGTCAAGTCTATCAGTTGGAGGCGCTGCACAGTTTGCCAGTACGGTTACTGTGTCAGGCGCAACCCAACTACAAAGCACTGTAACAGCAGTTGGTGCAGCTACTTTTAAATCTACAGTTACGATAGAAAATACAGCAGCCCTGAAAAATAATGTAACAGTTGGCGGTACATTTAATGTAGCTGGTGCTGCTGGGTTTACTTCTAAGTCTACCTTTAGCAACGATGTATCAGTCAGTGGTCGCCTTGATGTGGCAACATCAGCTTGTATTGGTGGAGTACTTGATGTTGAGGGTGTGGCAAACTTTGCAACCAATGTATCAGTAAGTGGTAATATACATGTTGTTGGTAATGTAACTGCTGCTGCATTTTATGGTGATGGTTCTAATATTACAGGTGTTGCTGCTTCTATTGGTAATCTTCCAGATAGTGTTTCTATTTCAGGTTTTCTTAATGTTGGTGGTACTCTTGGTATTACAGGTGGTGCAACTTTTGACTCTACTGTCACAGTTGTTGGTGCAGGGACATTTAAAGATAGTGTAAGTGTAAGTGGTAATCTAGCTGTAGGAACTAATGTTTCTATTGCAGGAACTTTAAGCGTTGGTGGTGCTGTAGACTTTAACAGTACACTGGATATTGTAGGAAATACGTCTATCGGTGGTATGGGTATCATTAATGGACCAGCTAAATTTAATAATACAGTTACTGCTCTTGGTGCCACGCATCTTCAAAGCACACTGTCTGTTGCAGGAGCAGCAACCTTTGCATCCACAGTAACAGTAGTTGGTATAGGTACATTTAAGGATGATGTCTCTGTAAGTGGTAATACTAATCTTGGTGGTACAGTAACAATAGCCGGAGCAGTAAGTCTTGCCTCTACTCTTAGTGTAGGTGGTGCAGCAAACTTTGCAAGTACAGTAACCATTGCTGGCACAAATATTCAAGCTGCTAATGCAAGAGTATGTGCCAGTGCGTATTATGGTGATGGTTCTAATCTTACAAATGTAGGAATTAGTGGAAATGTTTCTGTAAACAATGCTACAGTAGGTGGTAACTTATTTGTAGGTGGCACAGTTACTGTAGCTGGTGTTGCTATATTTGAAGATGCTGTCTCTATATCAGGTGCGGTAAATATTGCAGGTAATACTTCTGTAGGTGGTACATTAATAACTACAGGTAAAGCTGAATTTAAAGATGATGTGTCTGTATCAGGCAACACTGTATTTGGTGGTACACTAAGAGTTGCAGGGGCAACGTCACTAGAAGGTGCCGTTGATCTTAATAGTACGCTTACTGTGGCAGGAGCAGTATCACTTGCTTCTACACTGAGTGTAGGAGGAGCAACTAACTTTCTCAGTACAGTAACAGTTGTTGGCAATACTAGACTTGGTGCAATAGTTTCTGTTGTAGGTGCTGCAAACTTTGCCAGTACTGTTACCGTGGTAGGCGCTGCTCATCTACAGAGTACAGTATCTGTTGGAGGTGCAGCTACATTTGCATCCACAGTAACAGTAGTTGGCGCTGCTCATCTTCAGAGTACAGTATCTGTTGGAGGTGCAGCGACGTTTGCATCTACTGTAACAGTAGTTGGTGCTGCTCATCTTCAGAGTACCGCTTCAATAGCAGGTAATACTGTTCTTGGTGGTACATTAAGAGTTGTAGGAGCAACTTCGTTAGAAGGTGCGGTTGATCTTAATAGCACACTTACTGTTGCTGGAGCAGTATCACTTGCTTCTACTCTTTCAGTAGGAGGTGCTGCAAACTTTGCATCTACCGTGACAGTCGTTGGGGCAGGTACGTTTAAAAGTAATGTGACTGTTTCAGGTAATATGGACATAGCTGGTAATGTATCGGTTGGTGGAACACTCTTTGCTGCTGGGGGCATCACTTACGATGGTAATGTCTCTGTTAGTGGTAATCTGGCAGTTGGTGGTAATGTATCAATAGGTGGTACTCTTAGTGTCACAGGTGCAGTATCACTTGCTTCTACACTAAGCGTAGGCGGAGCCAGTAACTTCCTCAGTACAGTAACAGTTGTTGGTAATACAAGACTTGGTGCCTTAGTATCTGTTGTAGGTGCAGCAAACTTTGCATCCACAGTTACAGTAGTTGGTGCTGCTCATCTTCAAAGCACTGTCTCAGTTGGGGGTGCAGCTACATTTGCATCCACAGTTACAGTAGTTGGTGCAGCACACCTTCAGAGTACAGCTTCAATATCTGGTAATACTGTAGTTGGAGGAACGCTTAGAGTTGCTGGGGCAACTTCTCTTGAGGGTGCTGTTGACCTTAATAGCACACTTACCGTTGCTGGTGCAGTATCGCTTGCTTCTACTCTCTCAGTAGGCGGTGCAGCAAACTTTGCATCTACTGTAACAGTAGTTGGTGCTGGTACGTTTAAAAGTAATGTTTCTGTTTCAGGCAATCTAACAGCAACTGGAACAGCCGTTAAATTTATTAACGCTGCTGTATGTGCATCTGCATACTATGGTGATGGTAGTAATATCACAGGTATAAATGCAGACGTAGGTGGAAATATTTCTGTTAGTAATGTTCTAGTTGGGGGTACGCTCAGAGTTGTAGGAGCAACGTCACTGGAGGGTGCAGTTGATCTTAACAGTACGCTTACTGTGGCAGGAGCAGTATCTCTTGCTTCTACTTTAAGTGTAGGTGGCGTAGCAAACTTTCTTAGTACAGTA